CTGGTCCGATGATATTTCACGAGCGCATCATCTTCAATTCATTGCCTGGAGAAGATTACGCCAGGAATGGTCGTTTGAAACCGCTCCATTGGTTCCAAAGTCTCAGCAGTTTTTCATTCCTGAAATAACAAAAGTTATGCATGACCGTGAGACATTTGTGGATGCCGGTTCACATCATGGAGATGTGACAACGGAATTCATAAGAATAACAAACGGAAAGTTTTCCATGATTGGCGCTTTCGATCCAGATATTGAGAACAACAGGATGTTTTCCAAGAGAATTCATGACAAACGTATTCATCTTATCCCTTATGCGCTTCATGAAAAGTCGGGCGTTGCCAAATTCCATTATGGACTGGATCATGCCTCACAGATTTCGGATACGGGCAAGGATTATGTTGCTACTTATGAACTTGATTCATTCCATATGCCAGCCACATTCATTAAAATGCATCTTGAAGGAGCTGAGTTACCAGCTTTGAAAGGCTCCAAGCATACGCTATTGGGCAGTCGTCCTATTATTGCTGCAACTATCTGTCACAATGAAGATGGCTTATGGAAAACTCCGCTTTGGCTAATGTCATTGTTGGAAGATTATAAATTCCTGTTACGTTTGCATTGCTGGTGCGGATCGAATGCCGTTATCTATGCCATTCCGAATGAGAGGATAAGATGAGGGCAGAACTAAAGCCACGCATCAATCTTGAAGGAAGGCCAGCATTAGAGACTGTCATCCCTCTTGCTACGCCTTATGTCATCTTTGTTGATCCGGCGAGTGCATGTAACTTCAAATGTACCTTCTGCCCGACCGGTCACCGTGATCTGATTGCCAAGACCGGGCGCTTCCAGGGTCTGATGCAGTTTGATGTTTTCCAGAAGATTGTTGATGATCTGGCAGAGTTTGACGAGCCTATAAAAGTCCTCCGCTTATATAAGGATGGCGAGCCTTTCCTAAACAAGCGACTGGCTGACATGGTTGCCTATGCCAAGCAATCAAAATTCGTTCAGGTAGTTGACACCACTACCAATGGTTCGTTGATAGACCCTGAGCGTATTGGCCCGGTACTCGATGCTGGCATTGATCGCATCAACATTTCAGTTGACGGCATGATTGACGAAGAACGTAACAAAGTCACATGGGTAAAGTTTGATTTCACTAGGATGGTCAAAAACGTAAAATGGATTTATGAGAACAAGGGGAAGTGTGAGATCGTAATTAAGACAATAAACGAAATTCTTACAGAGGATCAAAGGCAGAAATTTCTGGACACTTTTGGCGATTATTGTGACCGTATTTTCATTGAGAACTTCTCTCCGTGCTGGCCAGAATTTGACGGTGAAGAAAAGACTGGATGGAAAATTACCAAGGGGTTATACGGTCAGCAAATCAATAAAGATGCCACAGTCTGCCCTTACATTTTTTATGGTTACTCGGTCAACGCTGACGGATTGGTTAGTGCTTGTTTCATAGATTGGGGTCGCAAACTCGTTATTGGTGATGTGCGTAAACAATCCATGAAATCAATTTGGAATTCGGATTTGATGAATACTCTGCGGATGCAGCATCTACGCGGTGAGAGGAAGCAAAATCAAGTTTGTGGAAGTTGCGGACAATTGAGTAATTGCCAGCCGGATAATATTGATCCTTATCGTGAGATACTCCTGGAAAAATTCACTGAAAGTTTGGCTTTCACATGAATTCTTTTGCTGTGAAGGGAGGTATCGGGGACTTTTTGCAATGCCTACCATTCATGTTGAATCATCCCGAATATCGTTATTTTGTCATTTCTCATTATGACCGAGCTACTGAATTTTTCAGTTCGGTTGGATTGACGGTAGAAGAAATGCCCTTGGGCAGAGTTAAAGGAATAGAAGTTTGTCCTAGACAATTGTTTTTTAATAATCCATTCCGCAGACAGAAGCCCATCTTTACCGCTGGTCCTGTGCTTGGCATTCATCTAGGTGGTTCTGATTATTCCATCAGCGTGGAAAAGCGGTTTGGGTTTCCGCCAAAGAACCTCCCTGTCTCGGTTTTGAATGCTCTTATGAAAGAAGAATGCAATATATTGATTTTCGGGACGGCAGCAGAGTTTGACGCGCTTGTTCCCAACTGGCGCAATTCAAGAAACAAAAACATAAAGTATGTTGTCGATGATGATGTAACGGTAAGCCTTTCACGGGTTGCGGAGTGTTCCACATTCATTGGAAGCGATAGCGCATTCAAGACCATGAGCGCCATGCTGCATATCAAGACTATTGTCTGGGTCGGAGACTATAAGGATGAATTCAGGGATGAAAAGTTCATTGATCCTTATGTCAAGGCTGGCGTTATGGAGGTTTTTCGGTATCGGGATTTGAGTTCGGATCGGGAAGTTCGGGCAGGTGTTAGGTTCTGCCAAGAACATATGGCACTATGTTATGCTTGAAATTCCAGACCTGACATTGTGTTGTGCATTCACTCTCAGCCATGAACTGCATTTGATGGCGATAGAGGATTGCCTATCACGGGTTAAGTTCGGAGATGTAAAGATATTTTCTGACCGTATTGGTCCAGATATAACTAATATAGAAGAAGAAGATTTTTCTAATTTTGTGTATAATGTCATACCATCCAAGATAAAAACAAGTCATATATTGTTTATCCAATGGGATAGTTGGGTTATTAACCCTTACATGTGGAAAAATGAATTTTTAGACTATGATTATATTGGAGCGCCCTGGGGATATACTGACGGTTTGAATGTCGGTAATAGTGGGTTTTGCATCAGGTCGAAGGCCCTCCTTGATTATTTGGTTGCTCATAGACAGCAATTCCCCATTGGGGAGCCAGAGGACGGTCTTCTATGCAGGTATCAGAGATTATCCCTCCCTCAATTCAAATGGGCATCAACCGAGACAGCACAGGATTTCTCATTTGAACGGACTAAACCATCCATAGAAAGTCTTCATTTCGGATTTCATGGTATATTCAACTGGCCCTTTGTTTTGAGGCCAGATGAACTTTCCAAGCGCATGAAAATAGCCCGGAAAGACCCTTACATTCAGAAAAGTGGAATGCTAAGGCAAATAGACCAAATATCTGAGATTCATTGGTTAAAACCCCCTATCTTGCAATTAATTAAAGCAGAAGGTATAAATAATCATGGCTGAACAAGAATTAGCAGATCAGGTTCAAGGTGGAGAAGTCATTAACGATGCTCCAATACCTGAGCCGCCCGCTGATATGGCTGATGCTCCTGTTAAGGACGCATCGGAAAAGACAGAAAAACCGGCTAAGGGCCAATCAATCAGAGACGCGCTCAACAGCGCAGTCGAAAAAGCCAAAAAGGACGAAACCGGCAGGCTCCACGCCAAAGACGGTAAATTCGTCCCCAAAGATAAAACCGTAGAAGCGCAAGTCGCTCCGGTAAGTAATCTGCCGACAGAAAAGGACAGCAAACCAAAGGAGCCATCAACGGCACCTATTGGTCCTCCTCCTGGATGGTCGGCAGAATCAAAAGCTGTCTTTGCCACCCTGCCCGATCCTGTCAAGCAGGATATTATCAAACGGGAAAAGGAAGTATCCGATGGCTTTAAATCCAAATCAGACGAAATCAAACGGTACAGTGAAGTTGACCAGGTTGTAGCGCCATTGCGGCCCCTCTTTCAGCAGATGGGCATTAGTGAAGCGGAAGGACTCAGACGCCTTACGTCATGGGAAAGCGCATTGCGCAATCCCGCCACCAGAATGCAAGCCTACCAAGCCCTCGGTCAGCAATACGGTATCAATCTTAATAGCCCGCAATCCGAAGCCCCGGCTATTCCCGATCAGTTACGTCCAGTTTACGATCAGTTCGGCAATCTCACAAATCAGATTTCCTCGATCCAAGGCGAGCTTCAGCGTTCGCGGGAAGAAAGGGTATCTGAGACATTGGCAGCGTTTTCCAGAGACAAACCCCACTTCGAGAAGGTACGGGTCAGGATGGGACAGCTTATCCAGGCTGGAGCCGTCCCCCCGAATGATCTCGATAGCGCCTATCAACAGGCGATTTGGGCCGATCCTGAAATCCGCGCCGCGCTCATAAAAGAGCAGACTGAGAAGCAAGCCGCCGAACAATTGAAGGCCAACCAGCAACGCGCTCAGAACGCGAAGGCTGCCGCTATCTCACCATCAGGCCGCTCCCCCAATGGGGCGGTTGTTAATGGTGCAGAGAAATCGGGACGTAAATCAATCAGGGAAACCTTGAACTCAGCTATTAGGGAACTTCAGGACAACCGGGCCTAACCCAAAGGGGATTAGGCAATGGCCTTTCCGAATTTAAGTGAAATCGTAACCACGACGCTTAGGAGCCGTACTGGCGAACTAGCAGACAACATGAGCCGCAACAATGCGTTGCTCGCCCGTTTGTCGCGCCGTGGCAGAATCAAGACCTTCAGCGGTGGCCGTACCATCGTCCAGGAACTCAACTACGCCAATAACCAGACCTTCCAATGGTATTCCGGTTATCAGGTGTTGAATATTGCTCCGTCGCAGACCTTCACCGCGGCTGAGTTTCCAATCCGCCAATCGGCAGTAGCGGTTTCAATCTCCGGTCTGGAAGAACTCCAGAATTCCGGCGAGGAAGCCATTATTGACCTGTTGGAAAGCCGAATTGAAAATGCCGAAGAAACATTCATGAACGGCATGAGCCAAGGCATCTACGGCGATGGCACGGTGACTGGTTCGGTCGGTGGTCTTCAGCTTCTTGTCGCTTCCACTCCCACATCTGGAACGGTCGGCGGCATTGATCGGTCAACCTGGACATTCTGGCAGAACCAAGCCTATTCGTCTGTCACGAATGGCGGCGCGGCTGCGACGGCTGCTAATATCCAGAACTATATGGATAGCTTGTGGGTTACTCTGGTTCGCGGGCGAGATTCCCCGGACCTGATTGTTGCCGATAACAACTATTACAAGTTCTATTGGCAATCCCTCCAGGCCATCCAGCGCATTGCCACCGAAAACGGCGAAGGCGAATTCGGCGCTCTTGGTTTCCAAACCCTCAAATACAACACCGCAGACGTTGTGCTTGATGGTGGTTTCCAGGGCTTCTCGTCCGATCCGTTCCCTGGTGAAACCTCGACCGGCAACGGCCTAGGTGGTGCGCCAACCAATACGATGTATTTCCTCAATACGAAGTACATTCATTGGCGTCCCCATGCTCGCCGTAACATGGTCCCGCTCGATCCTGACCGCTTCTCGGTCAACCAAGATGCAATGGTGAAACTCATGGGTTGGGCAGGGAATATGACACTCAGCAATGCATTTTTGCAGGGCTGTCTCGTTGCTTGAGGAAAACTGTTAAATATGGGTTTTAGAATAGCCCAAATTTGATATGCTTCTTTCTTCACTAGGAGAAAGAAGATGTCAAAACAAACGAAAGATAGGTTGGGACTTCGATATGGCCGTCTTGTTGTTATCGGAAGCATTCATGTTCGCGGCCTTGGAACAGGCTGGGAATGTTTATGTGACTGCGGCCAAAAAACTTATGCAGCAGGAAATAATCTTGAAACTGGAAACACAACCTCATGTGGGTGTTTTCACGCAGCCAGACTTAGAACGCATGGGAAAACAAAATCCCGTGTTTATACGATCTGGAAAGGAATGCGTCGGCGCTGCCAAAGTCCAAAGGCACTGGAATATAGGAACTATGGTGCAAGAGGAATTTCGGTTTGCGAACGATGGCAAACCTTCGAGAATTTCTTGTCTGACATGGGTGAACCAGAAGATGGTCTTACTATTGAGCGCATTAACAATGATGGAAACTATGAGCCATCAAATTGCAAATGGGCTTCATATAAAGATCAACTCAATAATCGAAGAAACAATCATTATGTTTCGGCTTTTGGGCGTCGCAGAACCCTTACACAATGGAGTGAGGAAATGAATATCCCCACTTCAACTATCAAAAATAGGCTTTATCGGGCGAAACTTTCGCCAGAGGAAGCCCTGCGAAAGAAGGAATAAATCATGGCTGCTGCAATTTACTCAACTGTCAATAAGGAAGGGGTGGACATCAATCAGGTGTTCATTCTCGATCCAAGCACTACCGAATATCCTCGCCCGCCGTTTCTTCCAGGCGATCAGGCCTACGGGACGGATAGCTCGGCATGGGTCTATGCCACCGCGAGCGTTACTCTTGCGGCTGGTTCGGTAGTTCTCTTGTCTGCCACTCCAGGTTCATGGTCGGCCTCTCTTATCGGTGGCTCAACCGTGGCGGCTCCTACAGGGCGACTTGTCGGCGTTGTGGGCGGCTCACAAGGTTCAATGGTAGTTCCCGCCCCAACCGGAACCCAGGTAGGTACCTATTTCTGGGTGCAGCGTCTGGGCAACGTGCCTAACGTGAAGGCTATTGCTACTGCTACGGCAAACGTGCAGCTTTACTCGGTTAGCACGCTTTCTGGTGCGATTTCTGCCGTTAATGGTGGAACTGGCACAACTTACCAGATCAATGGTCTGGTGATTTCCCTGGCGACTGGTTCGGTTGCAGGCCCCAATACGGGCATTGCCAACTGGCCAGTTGTCGGTACCTGATGAGAGAAGCCGGGGCCTAACCGCCCCGGCATTTCCCATGCGGGCATATCAGTTATTTGAGGAAGCCAAGGTTGCCGAGGCACAAGGCGACTTGCTAGCCTGTGTTCAAAAGATGCAAGCCTCGCTTCTGCTCAATCCTAATAATCCGGTTGGATGGGATACGAGAGCGAGCAGCATTCTTAAACTTGGCGACCCGTTCTACGCGGTTATGAACTATGATCGGGCGATAGCATTGCGTCCTGCTATGGCGGACTATTATTGCAACCGGGGAGCAGCTTTTGCCGATCTTGGGGAATATGAAAAATCATTTGCTGATTATGATAGGGCTATAGAACTAAAATCTGGATTCTCATTGGCCTATCAGAACAAGGCTAATATTCAGCGGGTCCAGAAAAAACTTGAATTTGCCGTTGCCAACTACCGGCAAGCCATAAATTCAGACAAGAATAACGTGGATGCTCACTTGGGTCTTGCCTTTTCGCTTCTTGAATTGGGTCAATTCGAGGAAGGCTGGAAGGAATATGATTGGCGCTGGAAATCAGGCCAGTTGCCTCCGCGTGGTCTGACAGTTCCAGAATGGCAGGGTGAACCCGCCGAATCCAGTACAGATGTACTGCTATTTTATGCTGAGCAGGGATTTGGCGATACGCTACAATTCATGCGATACGCTCCCCTCATAAAACAGAAATGGGGGGGCAAAGTCATACTGGAAGTCCGCTTGCCATTACTCCGCTTGGCTAGGACTTTGAAAGGAATTGATGGGGTTGTGGCCTTTGGCGAGCAATTGCCTATCAATATGAAAAAATGCCTGCCCATGATGACTGCCCCTAAAATCATGGGAACTAATTTAAATACTATTCCAACTAACATACCTTATCTCCATCCCGATCATTCCCGTATTAGAGTATGGCGGGAAAGACTGAAGCAACTTCCTCCAGGAATAAGAATTGGCATCTGTTGGGCTGGAGGTTCCAGACCATTCCAGCCGATTGCCAATGCGGTTGATAAAAGGCGCTCTACCACGTTGGATGAATTCAAGCCGCTTTGCCTGCCGGGAGTTTCGTTTGTCTCCCTCCAGATTGGTCCGAATGCCTCACAGGTTCAGTCGCCACCGGCTGGTATGATAATTGCGGATTGGTCTGAAGTCATAGACGATTTCAGCGACAGTGCGGCGCTGATGGAATGTCTGGACCTGATTATAACGGTAGACACCAGCACGGTTCATCTAGCGGGAGCCATTGGAAGGCCGGTCTGGATGCTATCCCGCTTTGATAATTGCTGGCGTTGGATGGGCTACCGGGAAGACTCGCCTTGGTATCCAACATTAAGGCAATTCACCCAACCGTCGCAGGGTGATTGGTCTGGATTGATGCAGAACGTGAAAAGAGAATTACAGCGGTTTTGTCTTGCACAAAGAAAGGTAGCCTGATGGCAGAATTCACGGAGTTTGCCCCTCTCAAATACAATCCGCAGGAAGTAGCCCAGCGCGGCTTTGGCATGGCGGCATCTGGTCCTACCGATGATCGCCTTATTGTCGGATTCTTCAGGAAATCAATTCTCAATCAATTCAGGTCAAGGGCCGAAGGCGTTCCGATCCATGAGGATCATGATTTCGTAAAAATACAGCACCCTGGAGAAACGCTTAACATCGTTGAGCGTCCGGTCAGGGATGATGACAAACTCCGCTGGCCTCGCCAATGGGCACAATTCAGCCAGGGCATCAATCAAATCCCGGATGGCATTCCAATTTCATTGCTATTCCCGGATAAGCCTTCGATTGCTGCTACCTTGCGCGGCTATAACATTCATACCGTCGAGCAACTTGCAAATCTCAGTGCACAAGGAATGCTGACGGTAGGAATGGGATGCCAGGATTGGGTCAATGGTGCGAAGCGGTATCTCGATCATGCGGAAAAGGGCATTTCGCATCATAAATTCGAGACTGAAATGCAGGCTATCAAATCTGAAAACTTGAAACTGCAAAGACAGGTTACTGAACTGACGGCCCTTGTTCATCAGCGGACAAAGCCTGCTCCCGATGCTCAGACTTATGACTTCCAGTTGGAACAGCTTAATGCCTCGCATCAAAGCGAGGATATGCCTATTACCCCACCGCCTGCACAGTTCATGCAGGACCTCTCCACTGAAACAACACCACGTAGGGGTCGGCCTCCCGGCTCCAAAAATAAGGAGAAGCACTAATGTCCACTGTTCAGGATTTGATGGGTTTGGGACTTCCTGGCCCGCTTGCTAATCGTCTTGGAAATAGTATTACGGCACTCACGACAACCGGCACCGATGCCGCTCATGCGGCTGCCATTACCAATCATGTTACGGTATTGACCACGGCGGGATCACAGACAGGCGCTATTCTTCCTGTATCCATGTCAATCGGCGCACCATTCTATGTGGTTAATTCAACATCCACAGGTGGTGTGGTTTATCCTCCTACCGGATCGACATTTATAACATCCGCCAGCACGAGTTATTCAATGGCTCAATATAATGGAGCTATTTTCATTCGTATTACTTCAACAACTGTTGCAGTTATTACAGGCGCATAATGACGCAACCGCTAAATCTGTTGCAGATAATCCAGGCGGTAACGGGGGAACTTGGCTTAGTTCAGCCATCCTCCGTTGTCGGTGCAACAGATTTGCAAACATTACAACTTTACAATCTGGCCAATCGTGAGGGCGATAGCTTAAGACGTACTCACAATTGGACGGCCATGCAGAGCTTGTTTACGCTTAACATTGGCGGTCCTACGGTAACTACCGGAAATATCACTCTCGGATCTGCTGTCATAACCAATATTCCTTCCACTTCCGGGATTGTCGCTGGATTATGGGTTGTCACAGGAAGCTATATTCCTGTTGCAGCCCGTATCTTGTCGGTCGATAGCGGAACGCAAGTCACTATGGATATGGTAGCGACCGCAGCGGCTACCGGAACAACTCTTACCTTCTCACAAGACACCTATCCAGAACCTGCAGGTTTTGATCGGTTCATAAACAGGACAGGATGGGACCGTACCAACCGCTGGGAACTGATTGGACCCGACAGCCCGCAAACAGATGAATGGCATAGATCGGGCATAGTCACGACCAGCCCCCGCCGACATTTTCGCCAAGTTGGCGATTTGTCTGGCGGGAATTATCGCATATGGCCACCGCCGCAAGTGGTAGATACGCCGTTCCAGATTGCCTGGGAGTATATTTCCAACTTCTGGGTTCAAGCGGCAGCCGGAACGAATAAGGCCAGTTTCACGCTGGATACCGATCTGCCGGTTTTGGATTCGCAGGCGATTGTTCTGGGAACCAAATGGCGATTCGCACAAGCAAAATCGCTTCCTAGTGCCGCTTCTCTGCAATTGGAATATGTGGATTACGTCAACCAGCTAATCGCCCGCGATGGTGGCGCTCCAACTCTGAGAGCAAGTAAGCGTCCTGCAAGTGTCCTGCTGACGAGTTGGAATGTGCAAGATGCAAATTGGCCCGGAAGTTGAAATTATGAGAATTACAACTAGAGAAAGATTTGAACGTAAGGTTCTTCCTTGGTTTGAGCCGAATGGCTGTCAATTATGGATTGGTACTATAAATAAACAAAGCGGTGGTCATGGTAGATTTTATCTAAATAAAAAATATCCTACTGCTCATAGAGTTTCCTATGAACTTTATGTAGGACCAATACCAAATGATATGCAGGTTCTTCATAAGTGTGACAACCCTCCATGTGTAAATCCAGATCATTTATTTCTAGGAACACAGCAAGACAATATTGCTGATATGGGAGCAAAGGGACGAAAGAAAGTATTTCATGGGATTGAACATGGGATGGCAAAGATAAATCCAGAGAAGGCTTTTGAGATTAGATGGCTTCATGCTTCTGGATATAGCAGCCGAAAACTTGCTGCCATGTATGACGTTTCTAAACGGACAATTCAAAACGTCTACCAGAACAAACTATGGCAACAGGAGTGCCACGACTAATGGATCAGCAAGCCCTTATCGCGGCTCTCATGGGAGGTCAGAACAATGTCCAGCCTTCCTCAATCTCGCAAATGCCGGATCAGCAGCAATTCAGTCCGCAAATGCTTGGCTATGGCCAGCCCATGCCTGGAATGATGCCGCAGATGCAACAGCCCGTAATGCAGGGTGGAATGTTCTCACCTCCGCCATATGGGGCGCAAGCTTTCCAGAATTCTTCGCCGCAGAACATGACAGGCGCTTGATGCTCAATTCCTTGAGCATGGAAAACAAGAGGATGGCCGGTACAAACCAGGCCATTCCCGCTTCCGTGCCAGCTTCTATCAAGGGATGGGATCAACTTTTATCCTTGGCCGATATGCCGCCCGATCATGCGGTGGTCATGGACAATTTCATTCCGCGTCCTGGTTATCTGGAAGTTAGACGCGGTTCCGAGCAATTCGCCACTGGCATTGGTTCAGGCGGCGTCAATACCATCATGGCGTATAATTCCTCCGATACATCGAATTCAAAATTGTTCGCTATCGGTGGAACTGCCATCTATGACATTACAGCGGGCGGGGCGGGAAGTTCTGTTGTTTCAGGTCTGAGCGATACGCATTGGCAATATACCAATTTTTCAAATGTCGGAACCAATTACCTGATTTGCGCCAATGGCATAGATAATCCAAGAATTTACAGCACGGGAGCCGGATGGGCCAATCTCAGTGTCAGCAACATTACTCCTTCCGATATTGTGCAGCCTTATGCGTGGAAGGGCCGTCTCTGGTTTGCCAAGGTTAATTCTCTAGTAGCCTCTTATCTTCCTGTAGCCAATATTTCAGGGGCGGTAGCTAATTTTGATCTTGGTCCTTTTGCGACGAAAGGCGGGTATTTGAATGCGATTGCCTCATGGACAATTGATACAAACCAGACGGTCGATGAGTATCTTGCTTTTATTACTTCTCGCGGACAAGTCATTGTGTACCAGGGAACGGACCCGGCAACGGCTAACACTTTTGCGCTTGTCGGTGTCTATAATCTTGGCGCTCCAATTGGCCGTCGATGCTTCCTGCGTATATCTGGCAATCTATGGGTTATCTGTGTTGATGGGATAATCCCCATGACTGAAATGCTTGTGCAGGCAATGGACCGCAATGCCGCCGCACGAGTAGCGCCCACAACCATGATAATGAATGCTGTGCTTAGTTCGGCACAAATGTATGCTCAGAACTTCGGATGGCAGTTCATATCCTATCCCAAGGGGCAGTTGGCAATCCTTAATATTCCTCAGATAGCAGGCTCAGTTTCCGTTCAGTATGTCATGAATACCTTAACGGGCGCATGGTGTAGGTTCCTGAATTTGGACGCCCAATGTTGGGAAACCTTGAACGACAATATATATTTTGGCTCGACCGATGGCAGGGTTTATCAATGGGATATTGGGTCTGGTGATTATACTGGCCATGAGGCATTGCCGATCACCGCTACGGTGCAGACGGCATTTAACTATTTCAATACACGCGGCCATCTGAAACGCTGGACAATGATTAGGCCGGTACTGACCACGGATGGGTCGGTGTTTCCTGGAGTTGGGTTGAATATAGATTATGGAACCGGCGCACCAATTTCCATCCCTTCGTCAATATCCGGTGGTGGAAGCCAATGGGATGTTGCTGTCTGGGATGTTTCGTCCTGGTCTATCACTTCAAACATAAGCTCATTTTGGACTACCGTGGAAGGCATAGGGCAATGCTGCTCGATCATTACACAGGTGGTCACGGCGGATAATGGAACGCAAAACGGTGTTATTCTTCAGTTGAACAGTTGGGATTTGTTGATGGAACCTGCGGCGGGGTTCTTCTGATGAAACAACTCCTATTTGGTCATG